TGTTTCTCTGCGCCTTGACCAAACGCTTTCATCAAATCTCTTTTACCACCACTAGTAGTTCCTAGATATACATTTAAAGTTTTCATTTAAAAAACTCCACTGCTAAATGTTTATCTTGTGGTCCATCTGGCATTATCTTTTTAATGTTCTTAAATTTATATTGTTCAACTAATTCTTTGAGTTTAGGAAAGTCGTAACCTGATTTATGTAAATCCCAAGCGCTCTCATCACCTTCTCTTTGCCAACCCCAAAAACCAGCACGACAATGATCTTTTTGTTCTTCTGTAAGTTTGTCCCAATTGTTCCATTGCCATAAATGTAAATTCATATTAGGACACAGTAAAACTATTCTTGCATCATTTTTACATATATTATACCATGCGTCTAATGTTCTTTTTGCTTGATCGTGTGTTAAGTGTTCAAAGAAGTGACGAGAATATATATCTGTAACTGTATTTTTTTCAACGTGTTTTTCTATATCCCAAGCATTACACACAATTGTATTATCATTTAATTTTCTTACATCTACCTGTGTGTATGTTTTTTGTCTAGGAGTTTCACCACCACCAAATTCTAATTGCATTATTCTAACTCTATTTTAACCATTTGTGTGTATTCATTATACCAATCAGATGAATAATCGCAATCCATATAATCTTTAAAATATGGTCCACCTTTTGTATAATGTACATTTTTTACATCTTCTTTACAGTCGTATTCACCTACTAACCAATTCCATTCTAATGGTAAGTCACCAATAAGTTCTTCATCATCTAACCATTTGAATTGATGTAGTTGAGAACCTGTTGTTGTATTTACGTAATCAGGTGTTAACTCTGTACACTTTCTACAATTCATTAACATAAAACTAGACCAATTCTTTTTTGGATACACTGTTTGTACTTGCCCTAAAAACTTTGTTTTCTCTTTAGGTATATAATCGTGTTTACAAACTTGTACAGCATAACGGTCATCTCTTAACGCCCATAGTTCTGATATATCAGCTTTCATTAACATATCACAATCCATAAACAAAGCCCAACCTTTGTAGTTCATCAAATGTGGTACAATAAATCTACTAAATGAAAACTCTGTTGATTCTATTTTACTTCTTTCTCTACTAAATTCATATTTAATATTTGGTAGATATAATGGTGTTATAGATACAGGTCTAGTAGCGTGTCTTAATATACTTTGTGACAACACGTGATATGCGATTTGTTCTTTACTATCATAACCTATGAATATGTTTATCATTGATTGACTTTCTGCCCTACGGATTCTCTTACAATATCATTATGGTCAAACTCTGCCCAATACAATTCAAATGCAACACCGTCTTCTAATCCTACAAATTGATGAAAGACACCTGGTTTAACTCTTGTAAAATCACCTGCGTTTAGTATTGTTTCATCAACTAAATCATAATCCTTTTGCCATACTTTAACTAACATTTTTCCTGACTCTACAAAGAAACCATTCCATTTATGTTTGTGTTGATGTTTAGAACAAGCAACATCTTTTTTAAATTCTATTCTATGAAACTCTAATACGCCATTTGCGTGGATCAATTCTGTTTGACCCCATATCTTACCTGCTTTCATTTTGTTTTACCCATTCTGGACTATTGTCCTTATATTTTCTTTTACCCTTTTTATGATCTACGTAAGGATTTATCTCTTTATCTCTAGCAATCACGTGTCCACCTTGTCCATCGCCTTTGTTTCTTTCTTTTACTTTTACTATACTTCTTGTTCTATCAAATGCATGACAATCAGTTTTGTTTTCCATATTCCAAATCGTGTCTTTGATATAATGATTTATATAAGTTTCAAAAAACGTTTTACTAATATCTAATGTACTATTAAAACCTATAACTCCACATTCTGTGTAATGACTTCTACCATAAAAAGTTATAAATGTGTTACCTGGAATAAATGTATCCATAAAATTATCTGGTATTTGTTTGATGAATATATTATCTGCGTCTAACCACATAAACTTTTTGTTTAGTTTACTTGCGTGATATTGTGCGAATACTTTATAACTAAATCGTACAGCGTTTTGTAAAAAGTCACTGTCATCATTCCAAGTTTTGTCTTTATGTCTTGTAACAAAATGTCTTAACTCTGGTTCTTCTTTAAATATGTTTACAAAAGTAAAGTTAGGGTGATCTGTAAATTTAGTGTCATCTTCTACATAACAAATAACTTTAATCGTTTGTTTTGTATCAATATATGTTTGAATAAACTGATGAGCATAATCATCATACAATCTTTTATTAAAAGTTGTGATAAAAAACTTATCTTCGTCTGTCCAGATTAGTTTTTCCATCTTTTCAAATCTTGTTTTATCATATCTCTAACCATGGTTTCTAAAGTATGTTTAGGTCTCCACATTAATTTATGTCTAGCTTTTGTGTTATCACCAACAAGTAAATCTACATCTGCAGGTCTAAAAAATTTGGGATTAGTTTTTATAATATAATTACCATTTTCATCTATTACTTCGTGTCCTTTAAATTCATATTTGATATTTAATTCATCTAAACATAATGTTATGAAATCTTTTATAGACACAGTTCTACCTGTTGAGATTACATAATCATCTGGTTCATCTTGTTGTAACATTAACCACATTGCTTCAACATAATCTTCAGCGTGTCCCCAATCTCTAAATGCTTCTATATTACCAAGTTCTAACACTTTACCTGTCTTTGTATATTCTACTAAACCTTTTGTAATTTTTCTAGTTACAAATTCTTCACCTCTCATAGGGCTTTCATGGTTAAATAAAATACCACTACAAGCAAATAGATTATAACTTTCTCTATAATTTACAGTCATGTAATGAGAATAACATTTTGCTACACCATATGGACTTCTAGGATAAAATCTTGTTGTTTCTGTTTGTGGAGTTTCTTGTACTTTACCAAACATTTCACTTGTTGAGGCTTGATAAAATTTTGTCTTTGGATATTTGTTTCTAATGACTTCTAATATATTTAACACACCTAAAGAATTTGCTATGGTAGTTACTTGTGGTTGTTCAAATGATAAACCTACAAATGATTGTGCTGCCAGATTATAAAATTCATCTGGTTGTACTTTGTCCATAGTCTTTTCTATGTTATAGGGTTCTCCTAAATCAAAGTCTAAAAATTCTATTTGATCTGTAATACCTAATTCATCTAAACGCCAGTGTTTTAGGCCTGTATTACGCCTCTGAGCGCCGTATACCTTGTATCCTTTATCTAATAGTAGTTTCGCTAGATAACTACCGTCTTGTCCTGTTATACCTGTTATAATCGCTTTTTTCATTTAATCCTCGTCATATCACCAAGTTTGTTTAAATTACTTATATCAGTTTCAAAAACACAATCAACTAAATCATATCCATTTACTTTTGCATATAGTAATCGTTTATTTCCAAATCGTATAGTATTTCCATTTACAATCAATGGCCACACCATACCGTCCTTACCAATTCTTTCTACAAGTTTTTCATAGCCTGGAGCGTCAATCGCACAATGACCATAATTCAATTCGTTTATATCTACTGATTGTGTTAAATAACCATCTATTGTTTTATTTGCTTTTAAAATTTTCATAACCAACCTTTGCTATATAAAAACTATCAACAATATCTGATACAGGATTACCTATCTTTTCTACATCAAATATTTTCTTCAAGTCTGTGTTTGTTTCTTTTGAAAATGATTCATACATCAAATCTTTATCAGCATTTCCTTTACCCGTTGCACCTTTCTTTACTACACTAGGTACAACTGTTTCATAATCTACACCAAACTCTTGTAATCTGTATTTTAGTATACCACAGTTTTCAGCAATTTGAAATACTGCTTGTCCTTTTGATCCAAAAGAATAACCTTCTATGAATACTTGTTGTGGTGAATGGAAAGTTTCTTTGATTGTGTCGAATGCCCAATCAGATATTTGACTAAATCTATGAATAGGTGTTTTGTATTCTTTGTGTTCAAAACCAAAAATGTTTTTTGACATTGGTCCAATATATTTTTTCTTATTTGTTAAATAATAAAACTGACTATTCTCAAATATAAAATCTTCAGTTACACAAATTGCTGGACTTGTTAAACTATAATCAATTCCAATTATCGTCTTCGGACTCGTTTGTCCAGATTGTATCTTCTTCATCTTCTAGTTCCTCTACTTCATGTCCACAGAAAGGGCAAGTCAATGGTTCTAAATCCTGAACTTCAATGTCCCATTCTACTGTATATTTAGTTTCGCAACTAGAACAAGTTTTTGGTCTCTTTTCAATCATTATAGTTTAAATTTTTTAAATTGATCTTTCTTAACATCTTGTTTGATACCACCAATCACATAACTTTCAATTTCTGTTTCTTGTGGTGCGTTTTGTGTTGATCTACTATTTAACCAATGGTCAACCCAAGGTAATGGGTTTGTCTTTTGGTCATAAACAGGTTTTAATCCAATTGCTTTCATTCTTCTATTTGCCATATATTCTACGAATTGATGTAATAGTTTTTCTGATAATCCAATCATAGAACCTTGAGAGAACAAATAAGTCGCCCATCTCTTTTCTTCTTGTACTGCTTCATCATACATTTTATATACATCATCTTCAGTATCTTTAA